GAAGACCAGCTCCTTGGCGGCGGCGCGGGTGAGGTAGGCGTCGAGCGCCCCGCCCGTGTCTTCCAGGAGCTCGTTGGTCATGAAGGCCATGAGCGTGAGCTTCTTGAGCTTCAGCTCGATCTTCCGGAAGGTCGGCTTGCTCTTGACGTACTGGTCGGCCTCCCCTTCCCAGTAGCCCGCGATGCCGCCCGATCGCTGGCCGTCGACCCGGCTCGACTCGGCGTCGGCCGGCACGACCAGCGTGTTGCCGCTGATGGGCATGAGGTCGACCCGGTCCATCAGCATCTCTTGCGTGCGGGCCCGCTCCCAGATCTTGCCCGAGAACTCGGTGGGGATGACGGCGCCGCCGTCGGGGTCGATCGACTCGGACATGCCCGAGGCCACGCCCCGCTCGACCATGCCGTTGTGGACCCGGTCGGCCAGGACCGCGTACTCGTTCAGGCGGGCGACCGACTGGCGGTCGGGATTGCCGGGGTGGCGGCCCCGGTAGATGTCGTTGGCATAATGGCCGAGCGACCGGAAGCCGCCGGTGGGCAGCTTCTTGTCGTCCTCGGACTCGCCGGGCTCGATCCGTCCCAGGTCGGGCCGGGCGGCGGCCAGGGCGGCGCGGCCGACCTTGAATTCCTCGGCGATCTCCGCCACCAGGCCGCGCATCTGGGCCTGGAGTTCGGCCGTCTGGGTCGCGGCCAGGAGGCCTTCGGCCGTCTGGGTCGCGTCCTCGGCGATGCCGCCGGCGATCAGCGCCCGGGACACGGCCTCTTCCACCTCGATGATCTCGCCGATCGGCTTGCCGTCGTAGACGCGCAAGAGCTTGATCCACTTTTTCATTGCGGTTACTTCAATTCAATTCGGTTGGGGACAGTCGTCGTCGACCGTCGCCGGAGCATCTCCGGGCGCACCCTCGGCTACCCCTTCGAAGGGGGCTCCACCGCGTCCGCCCTGATGTCTCGCCGTCGGGTGGCCTAGACCTTGCCACGTAGCAGGTCGAGCCGCTCACGCGCCGCTTCCCTGGCCCGCGCGGGCAGGGTGCGGCGGAGGTTCTGGAGTCGTGCCGCCGTCGCCTGGGCGAGCGTGCGGCCGATCAATCGGAGATCGGGCTCGGGTCCGGGGGGGATCGGGGGCGGGGAATCCAGTCCGCCCACGTCCCCCCCGGCTCCCGATTCTCTCCTCCCGATATCGTGCATCAGCCGTTCGGGCAGGGAGAGCCCGCGAGACACGGCCAGGGCCAGCGCCTCGGGGTTGCCCGGGACGTTGACGATGCTGTACTCGGCCAGGTCCCAGGCCCGGAACATCATGTAGCATTCGGCCAGCTCGGGCCGCTTGCGGATCTCGTCGGCCGTCGGGCTCGAGCACGACTTCATGTCGGGCACGATCCGGACCGAATAGGCGTTCATGATCGAGGCCACGGCCATCCGGTACAGGCCGTCCGCGTACTTCTCGTATTCGTCATCATCGTCGGTGCCGCCGAGGAAGATCGTCTTGGAGACGACGCACCGCTCGGCCTTGATATATTTGATCCAGGCCGAGCGGCCGATGGGCATGCCATCGTTGCATTCGCCGTGATTGCAGAGGACGACCGGGTTCTTGCGGTAGTGGTCGAACGTCCCGCCGTCGGGCGAGATCACCGTCTTGTAGCGGTCGATCGCGTCGGTGTTGATCTTGGCGACGACGGCGCGCTCGCCGGCGATGACCTCTAGTTTCGCGTCGAAGGCGCGGATGATGGGGATCATGGTTGCTTATCTTCTTTGGGCTCGAACTGGATGCCGTGATCGCCCTCGACGGGATCGACATGGCTGATCTGTTTCGACACGATCGCCAGCGGGATGAGGTCCGGGAACGCCTCGCAAGACCCGGAAGCGCCCCGGAAGTGGACGCACGCCCGGCAGCCGTAGGCCTTCCACAGTCGATCGAGTCCTTCTCTGTCTCTCATCGCGGCCCCTCGTCCCGGCCCGTGCCCGAGAACCGGGCCGTCTCGGGCTTCATGATGTTGACCCACTTGACGCCCTTCAATTTCGGGTCGTCGGGATGCATCTTGGCGAAGTCGATCACGACGGCGTCATGGCCGGCCTTCAAGAAGAGCTTGCGGACCTCGACGTCGTCGAGCGTGGGGGCCTTCGACATCTTCGCCAGCTTCCGCTCGTATTCCTCCATCGTGCCGACCCGGGGATTGCGGACGTCGAGGGCGATATCCACATACGACGGGCCGTAATCGATCTCGCGATTGGTGCTGGCATAGAGGCCCTGGCCGTACGTCCCGCCCGTCTTCGCGAGGTCGATCCCGTCCCGGTAGAGCGGGGCGACGTCGCGGCCGTGGTGATAGAGCGGCTCCGGGATCGCCGAATTCTTCACGAACTCGGCGACGTCCGAGGGGTCGATCTTGTGGCCGGGGAACCGCGCCTGATTCTCGGCGGGGGTCGGGATCGGGGCCGGCCCCGTCTTCCCGGGCTCGGGCTCTTGCTGGCTCGCCGCGCCCTTCGGGCCGGAGTGGACCGTCTCGCCCCACTCGGGATGCTCGGGCCCGCCATACGCGGGCAGGAGGATCTCGGTCATCGCGCACTGGCAATTGACGTGGATCGGCGGAAATCTTATATGCGAATAGTCGGGGTTGTCGCCGATGATCGCGAACGGCTGGCCGAGCCGGGCCGTCGGGCAGGAGGCGGACACGGCATGACAGAGCGGGCAGGCGTCCGACGAGAGCAAGAACTCGAATCCGGCCACCACTCCCGATTGCTTCGCGGCCTCCTCTTGCGCCGCATGGACCGCCCGGCTGGCTTCCGTGACGGCGATCTGATGCGCCTTCCAGGTCTCGCACCCCTCGAAGATCTCCTTGACCCGCGCCGCCAGTTGCCGGGGGGCCTCGCCCTTCTCCACGATCCCTTCGATCAATGACTTGCGGAGGTCGGCCAGTGCGGTGTTCAGGTCCTTCGAGGTGGTCTCATTCGTCGATCGGCAGAATTTCAATGCCGACTGCTCGATCATCGCCCGGAGGTGCGGGTTCGTGACCTTCCACTCGTCGAGGTCGAGGCCCGTCTTCGCGGCCAGCCCGGCGGTCGTCCTCGCGCCCGCCTCCTGCCAGTAGGCCGCGATGATCGGGGTCATCGCCCGGCTCATGGGGTCGTCGTAATCGGCCAGCGGCGGGAAGTGGTCGGGCAGCTCGGCCATGTCGGGGGTGATGATCCCCAGGACTTTCTTCTGCTGTCTCCGGAACCAGGCGATCGCCTCACGGCCGATCGGCCCCCCCGTCGGCAGACCATCCGGCGCGTCGGCCCTGGCCTCGAAAGCCACCCGGGCCATCTTCCCTTTCCATCAGGGCGAGCATGCGGGAGGCGAGATCCAGGGCACGGGCGGCCTTGTCGTCGTCGTCGGGATCGACCGGGTCGGGAGGGGGAATCTGGCCCGGCGCGGCTTGTAAAACGGCCGGCTTCGGCCGCTCCTCGCTGGGCTGGCGGAGGGTCGAGGCGAGCCAGGGCTCGTCGCCCCAGGCCACCGGCTCGTCGCCGTCCTCGGCGCGGGCCTCGTTGATCAGCTTCGAGCCGTTCTTGATCTTGATGTCCTTCACCTTCGCTTCCGACTCCTCGTCTTCCGGGAGGCAGTTGTCGAACGCGAAAAAAAGCCGGTCGTCGTACTTGCGGACCTCGGTCGTGAGCACGCTGGCCAGGAGGTGGCATCTCGGCTCGACGGCCTGCTCGGCATGCTGGCGGTGCGCCGCCTGGAGGTTGGCGAGGTTGGTCTCGCCCGTCAGGTAGGCGACGGGGTACTTGAAGATGTTGGCGATCCGCTCGAGGTCGTACCGCGACAGCTCGACGCCGCCGGGGTCGATCGGCGGATAGGTGATCGGCTGGACCTTGACCTTCGCCGACGGGACCAGGATGCGGCCCTGGCCACCCTGGCTGAACTTGCGGTTGAGGTGGCCCTCGAGCTTCTGCCGTTCCGGGTCGCCCATCGGCAGGTCGTCGTCGGGGCTGACGATGACGCCGGGCCGGGCCTGGATGGAGAGGATCTGCGACTGGACGGAGAGCCACTCGGCCTCGAGGCCGCCGTACTCGAACGCCGCCAGCCCGGGGGAATAGCCCGGCCCGTAGGCGTCGCGGAGGCCGATCCGGCGGAACCGGATGAGCTGCTCGGGCAGGTATTCCTTGCTGAAGTAGGTATATTTCTGGACCAGGGCGCTGGTGCTCGATCGCACCGGGAAGGTCCAGTGGGGCTCGAGCGGCCAGAGTTCCAGGGGTGGCCCGAAGCCGCCGTCGACCGGCGCGATGTAGCCCGACCCGACGATGTCGAGCGAGAGCAGCATGTAGTACAGCAGGCCGATCCGGTCGAATTCGCTGTTAGGATGGTCGAGGGCCCTGAGCCAGGGATGCTCGAAGATCTCGTGCACGTCGTCGCCCCCGGTCATCGACCGGGCGACCCAGGGGAGCTTCTCCAGCCGGGTCCGGACCTCGCGGGCGACCGGGCCGTGGAAGCAACGAGGCCGGGCCTGGGCCTTCGTCTTCGTCGCGTAGAGCCGGAGCGGGGTCCGCACCGTGGCCGCCGCGTTCCCGTCGGCACAACTGTACACAAGCCCCTTGTAGCTCTCGACCAGCCGCCAGGGCGACGGCGCCCGCCTGGCGCCGAAGGCGTCGATCGTCATCGGGCCGCCGGTCCAGCCGTAGGACGCGGCTCCCGAGCCCGGCCCGGACGATCTCGCGGTCAGGGCGGACCAGGCGGACGTGATCCGGGACTTGATGGACATGTCAGTAATGGACCTCGAAGCAGGGGGCGGGCAGGATCGGCACCGGGTCGAGCGTGCCGACCTCGGCGAAGTCCTTGCTCTCGACCACCAGGACGATGCGACCGGCCCCGTCGATGGAGGCTCGGACGGGCCTGGCGTCGTCGGGCAGCGCGTCCCGGAAGATGCGGCGGGTGCCCGACCTCAGCAGCAGGACCAGGACCTCGGGACTCACCGCCAATGTCTTGATGCGTCGGCTCATGGGGTCAGCGCTCGATGTAGGGTGGGGCCGAGGCCAGCGCCAGATACATGGCGCGGATGTCGGCTTCGAGGAGGACTCGATCCCGCTTCAGGCACTCGGGGCAGGGCCGGGTCGGGCTGGCGTGCGGCTTCGGGCCCTCGGGGGCCGGTGTCTGTGTCTTGCTTCCCATCGGTCGTCAACCTTTCGGGGGCACCCGCTCGGCATGGACATGCACGAGATAGAGGAACCCTGATTGCTCGAAGCCGAAACCGGCCGTGCCCGCCATCGCCAGGGTATGGGAGCGGAAGGCGGTGCAAGCCCCCTCGATCAGCATCGACCCGCAGGACGTGTCGCCGCCGGGGTGGACGGGCTCGGCCTCGGAGACGCAATCCTTGATCGTGTCGGCCCACATGAGCGCGGCGGAAGTCTCGGTCATTCTTCGTCTTCTCCCCACCAGTGACTCGCCTCGGGGTCGTGCCACTCGGCCGACCTCGCCTCCTGCTCGGCCCTCGCCCGCGCCTCGATCTCGGCGAGCGAGACCTCGGGCGAGCGGTCGCCCACGGATCGGCCGCGATCGATGCCGACCACCATGTAGCGGAGTGCGGCGAGCAGGTGATTGTCGGCGTCGACCGGCTTCTCGGTCTGCTTCTCGTAGCGGTACTTGCCCGCCTCCTCGATCGTGTGCCCGAGGGTGCCGAGCACCTTCAGCCGGCCGGTCCTGATGCGATCGGTGACCTGGGCGATGCCGGCCTCGAGCGGCCTGGTCCCGAGGTGGACGCAGGGCACGACGTCGTGTCCGGCGACCCTCATCTCGGCGACCTGGTCGGCGCCGGCGGGGTCGCCGAAGTAGCGGACCGAGTCCTCGGGATGGCCGGGCTGGCCCCTCAGGAGGGCCTTCGAATGTTCGGTCAATGTGATCCGCGAGCCGTGCCGTTCCCAGCGGACCCAGAGCACGTCGTCGCCGTCGAGGATCGCTTCGAGCGCGCCGAAAGGATTGTGGAAACCCCAGTCGATCCCGCCGTAGCGGAGGCCTTCGAGCGACGCGGGCCAGTCCTCGGGCTCGACGACACACGACCCGAAGTCGGGATACACCAGGCCCTCGTTGACGACGTCCCAGTCGCCGTGCAGCAGCCGGGCCATCTCGACCGGGCTCTGGGCCTGGAGGTTGCCCAGATAGGACGGGTCCAGAGCCATGCCGATCTTGTTGTCGTAGATCGTGGCCCGGACGAACGTGACACTCTTGGGATTCTGACCCGGATATTCGGCCCGGAGGCCGGCCTCGGTGCGTGCCCAGACGAGCTTGCCGTTGATCCGGACGAACCACCGAAGCTCGCCCGACCTCGCCGGGTCCGGGAACCGTCGGTCCACCCACGGGGCCAGGAACCGCTTGACCCATGACGAAGCGTCGGGGTTCGTGGTCGCTCGCACGTAGGGTTTGACGCCGCACGTCGAACGGTTTCGGCTCAAGAGGTAGAAGAACTGGCTCTCGGTGAAGTGCGTGAGTTCATCGAAGTTGAGTCCGCATATTTGCGAACCTTGCCAGTCGTATTTGTTCTGCTCGAAGATCAGATGGCCGAAGGAAATATTCGCGCCGCTGGGGAACCGCCAGTCGAGCGATCCCACGAGGGGCACGGCCTTGAGCAAGGGATACATCTTGCTCGCTTCGTCCCAGGGGCCACCCTCATTAGTGACCATCTTGCAGGTCCGCCGGAAGATCACCGCCCCGAAGCCGGGGTTGGCGACGTGCCGGGTGTTCTCCATGAGCAAGCCGAATGTCTTGCCCCCGAATGCGCCTCCCCCGTAGACAGCTATATCGGCGGATGTCGATAAGAATATTTCTTGTGGACCCGGCTGCGGCCGTAGGTCACCGGTTTCCGTCTTCTGGGACGTCGCCATTCATGCCTGGTAGATAGGGCTGGGTCTTGGGCCTGGTCCTGGCCTCGCGCTTTAATTGATTCCGTTCTCTCTTGACCGCGCTGATCTTGGCTCGCGTCTCTTCCGAACGGGCCGTAGCGACCGGGGCCCGTCCTTCCGCGTGCCGCCTTTTCATGGCCTCCGACAGTTTTCGTCGGGTCGAATCGGGCGGGTTGGTCTTGCCGGCCGAGAGCCTGTCGCGTTCTTCCCGGGTCTTGATCCGACCCTTGTTGGCCGCGCCGATCTTGTCGCGTGTTTCCCGGGAGATGATGCGTCCCTTCGCGACCGCGCTCATCCTCGCCCGCGTCTCTTCCGAGAACTGCCTACCTCTGGCCGCCGCGCTCATCCGCTCGATGGTTTCCGGCCTGCATGAACGTCCCAGGGCGCTCCCGGCCGCGGGGCAGAGGTTGAATTTGAGGGGCGTGGAATCGATCCAGTGTTGTTCTCTCGGGACGAGCTGTACCGGGTCGTCGATCCATTCGAGCACGCCGAACCGGAATTGGCCCTCGCCGTATTTGTTCCAGGAGCGTTGGAGCAATGGGTTGAAATGTGCGTTGTTACGTAGATCGGAGAGGTGCTGTTTCTGGCGCCGTTCGCTATTGATGGCGCTGCCAACATAACGACATCCGGTCTTAATATGCTCGATGAAGTAGATGGCTGATTTCATCTCTTCATTCTATCAACCCATCGTCTTTCTGCACAGATGTATCTCGACCATTTTCCGGGAGATAGATCGTGACGGCATGCCGGATCGCCGATCCGTCCTCGCCCGTCAGCTCGACGGCCTGGCGGGGCCGACCGGCGAAACGATCGATCAGGTACTTGTTGGCCTCGCGATCCGGCTCGGCGTATTCGACCTTGCGGCCCGAGAGGACCAGGGCCTCGAACGGCTTGCGGGGCAGGCCCTCGGGGTCGAGGTCGGCGGGATCGGGCACGACCGTCTGGAGTTCGTACTCCAGCTTCACGCGCTCATAGCCGCCGTTGGCCAGCACCACCAGGTTCTTGAACGCCTGGCTGGCGAACCCGGCGCACAGCTCGGTGAGCGTCGTGGCCGTCGTCGCGTGCTTCGTGGCGTTGCGGGGCCTGCCGGCCCCCTTGCGTGCGCCGCCCTTGCCGGCCATCAGTCGCTCTCCCAGCCGTCGGGGACGATGCCGATGAGGTCGGCGATGCCGATCGACGAGCCGCCCGAGCATTCGTGGTGGAGCGTCCTGGTCCCGGGCGGGAGGCCCGCCCAGTGCGGCGGCATCGCCAGCCGGCCCGAGGCCACGTCGAGGGCGAGGGGGCCGTCGGGGGCGTGTCCGTCGGCGAAGGACTCATTGCAAAGTCTGCATCGGTACATCAGGTAGGAGCCCGGGGCCATGTCAGTGGGCCTCCGGGTGCGGGCCGCCGTCGTCGGCCCGGCGGTGCTCGTGGTCGAGGAGGGGCGCCGCCGCGACGACCGGCCGTTCGAGGGCGACCCGGAGCTGGCCGATCTGGTCGATCCGGGCCGCGATCGAGGCGTCGAGCTGGGCGCGGAGCGCGGCCAGCTCCTGCTTGTTCTCGTCGCGGGCCGCGGCGATGGCCAGGTCGGACTTGTCGAGCGCGGCCTGGACGATCCGGTCGTTGACCACCTTGTC